CGACGAGCGCGTCGAGGTTGACCCCGACGACCTGGCCGCCGTGATCCACGTCTTCGGCTTTGCGCTGGACGACACCCTCAACTTGCTCGCCCCCAGGGCGTAAGGAGCCACTATGAACATCACTGATATCATCACGTTCACGTTCGATGGCACCAACAGGATGCGTACCCTTATCTTGGAGGGAGAGCCTTGGTTCGTAGCGGCAGACGTCTGCCGCATTCTGGGTCTTGAGAACGCGTCCTCGGCGGTTGCTCCGCTCGCGGACGATGAGAAGGCTAAGTTTTTCTTAGGGAATGCCGACGATGGAGAACTCGGTCCGGGGAACCCAAACGTCAACATCATCAATGAGTCAGGACTTTATACCTTAGTCCTGCGCTCGCGCGATGCCATCACGCCGGGCACAGTTGCATTCCGCCTGCGCCGCTTCGTGACCGGCGAGGTCCTGCCGTCGATCCGCAAGAAGGGGTTCTATGGCCAGCCCCAGTACCAGGACCTGCTGGACGATCCGAAGCAACGGGCGAAGTTCGCGGCGATCGAGCGCAAGGCGGTCGATGGCTACAACGCCATGCACCATCTCATGCTGCACCTGTCGGCGCAGATGTTGTCCCTTGGGGAACCGTCGCAGCGGTTCCTGACCCATCAGGTCCTGCAGAAGGTCTGTGGCGAGATGGGCGTGGATTGCCCGGCTATGGAAACGATGGGGCAGGATCGGCCGGAAGTGCCGGATATCGTGTTGAACTTCTGGGAAGCGTTCGAGGACCTGCCCAACAGGGACCAGATGAACCACTCGGCCGAGAGCGGGGAAATCGCCATCAACCTGCCGCAGCTGCGGGAGCATATGTCGAAGCAGGAACCGCGCGTTCAGATCGATCTGGTGTTGAAGCAGGCGCTGCGCGGCTCCCGCCGCCCGTATCCACAGTTCGTGGAGACCAAGCCCGTCCGCAGCGTCCACACGAAGGAGCCCATCCGATGCTGGGTCTTCAAGGTTTGAGGGGGCCGTGATGAAGCTGACGGATAAGCAGCGGGAGGCTCTGCGCGAGATCTCGGTCGGGCGGGTGAAGATGGTGCAGTTCGGCACCGGGGCCAACCGGATCACGGGGCCGGTGGCCCCCACCGTGGTCGGCCGGGTCATAGCGCTGGGCCTGGCGCGGTGGCCCAACGGCCCATTCGGCAACCAGACCTGCGCCATGACGGAGGAGGGCTGGGCCGTAATGAGCAGGGAGGGCCTAACCGTCCCCCTTACGCACCCGATCCCCATCGGCTCCACCGTGATATCGGTGGAGGGCGAGTGGGACAGCGACGATGATAATCGCCGGCGTGAGACGGGGCCAATGGCCAGGGGGATTGTGGCGACGGCCACCAACTCCCAGGAGGATGGGTGCGGCTGGGTATATGGCGTGACGTTCCCAGAGAGCGACGTGGCCGTCCAGCTTATCCAACGGGCTGACCGCCTGGACGATCCCGCCTACTACCGGTTCGAGGTGTGCCATGTCTGAACCGCTCCGCCGCCCCCAGAGCCTCGAAGACGCCGCCTGGATCATAAGCAACATGGCCATGCTCCCCGATCTGCCCAGGCAGAATGAGGTGGCCCTGGCCATGCTGATATCCGTCCTGCACGAAGCCGGACCCAACCTGACAGATGTCCAGTATTCCAAGCTGCTGACGGTGGGCGGCATGCTGGGCCGGACGGTGGCCATCGAAACCGTGATCACCGAGATCCGCGCCGGCAGCAAGCCACCGGCCAAACCGCACTGACTGCCCAAGGTGGCACCATGATGGTGCCACCTTGGGCCAGGAGCCGCCAAGATGAAGCAACCCGCATTGGCCGAAGAGATTTCTCAGGCTGCAAGGATCTGCGAGAATAACTCGAAATCAGGATCGGAAGATGAGCGGCATGCCTGGGCCGGCATGGCAAAGCGCCTGCGGCGGCTGATACCACTCGCTCTACCGATCACCGAAACGTAACCCTGTCAACCACTCCCAATGAAATGAGAAGGGGCACCCGTGATGGGTGCCCCTTTTTTGTTCGCGTCCCAAGCCCAATTCGAATTTTTGTTCGTCGCCGGGGAATTAATGTTCTCGGCGGGATACTCGCCCGGTCGGTGGCCGCCCAAACCCTGCTGGCCGAGATCCGGGCCAGCACCAACACCCCACCGCCCAAGCCGCACTGACGGCCAAAGGGTGTCGGTAATCGTGGACACCCTCTCTATAAGGGGCATATTTTAAATTACAAAACTCGGGCAATTGCTGAAATAAAAAGAGGGGGAGCCGTTGTAGCGGCTCCCCCTCTTTCATCCGCTTGTTCAGCGGCTCGCTTGCTCGTGCTCCATGAACACCCGCAGGATTCTGTTGATACGGGTCTGGTAACCCTTCCCGTAATCCTTGAAAAAGTTGACGATGTCGCGGTCCAGCCGGATCGTCACGGGCACTTTCGTGTCCGGTTCGACCAGTCGAGCCTTGGCAAGCCAGTGCTCGGTAATGATCGGTGCGGCATCCGGGTCGGCAGCGATGCCGGCCAGGATGTCCGCTTCCGTCATTGCGTCAGATCGTGACCAGTCAACCTTTCGGCGGGGCCCATTGAGCGAGCGCCTTGTTGTACGCTCGTTGCTCATTGGGGCTGGCCCTCCTTGCTGAAATGATCCTTCTAACGTCATCTCGGTCTGTGTAGACGACCGCAAGTAAGCGTCCGTCCAACATACCCAAAGCGACAAAACGGGTTTCCCGATAGTCTATTCGGTCATCCTCCCACTCGTGGGTGGGACCGTCAAAGATGTAAATGGCATCCTCAAAATCGATGCCGTGCTTTGTGAGATTGCTCTCAGCTTTTTTGTTATCCCAATCGTAATCCATATCTGTTTCTCCATCTGGTTCTTCTTCTGGCTCTAGGCCGAGGGGTGTGATGACTCTGCATCGTGTGGCTCCTTGGTTTTGCTGACGTTGCCCCCAAGACGGGGAACGAGCACAGGGGAGGATACCCCTTATGCTGATACTAAGATAGCAAACGTACATACATTTGTCAAGAGGTGATGCCTGCCAAAAGGGGGCCGTGATGGCCTCCCTTTTTTGTCCGCGCTTTCTGCCCCTTCGAATTTTTGTTCGTTGCGGAGGATTAATTGTTCGTCCATGCCGGCACCCGACGAATTAATCTCCGCCGCCGGGATTTAATCTCCGCCCCCATGGCCTGGCTGGAATTAATCTCCGGCCATTTTCGTCACGTGACGAAATTAAAGAGCCTGCCCTGAAGGTATGACCATGATGTTCATACCTTTGCTGCCGCCAGGGTCTCCCCGTGTATCGCCCCCATCTACGGCCCGCCCTCCTGGCGCTGTCGCCGAAGGCACGGCACGCTTCGATTTCTTCCCTGTTCCTCTCCGTGAACTGTCCCGGGCGGCGTGCCGCCTGGGACTATTTTCTTATCCCACAGGGGCTGGGTGGGGCGTTCGGAAAAAGGTAACGGGCGGAAAATGCCGAGGCCCAGAACCATAACCAACTGATATCAAATGATAAATTTGGTAACGACAACTTGGTAACAGACCGACAACAGGCAAGGCAAATTCGGTTACAGCGTTGATTTCATTGACTGATTTTTCAGCACTTTGTGACCCCTGATTTGGTTACGCCGTAACCTGTTTGTGCCTCTTTTGTTACCAGCCGGCCAATCATAAAACCCTATTAAAATCAATATCTTAAATAATTAATTTGATATCTGTTACTCATGTTACCTTTTTCCGATGGTTGACCTTTTTGGCGACTATAGGGAAAAACCATCAATCCACGATGGATGTGTGCCGCAATCGCCGGCGATCATTTCTCGCTGCCGTTGGCCTTGATGCTGGTGGTAAGCGCTTGATTTGTCAGGCTATGAACCACCTCCTCAATCACCCATTCGGTACCATCGATCTCCGGCCGCCAGCCTTCCAGGATCAGGGGCTGGCCTGCCACCAGCTCCGGTCGGCCAACGGCCAGGTCCAGCGTGATCTCGGCCTTCTTCCGCTGGACTGATTTCAGCGCCATGGTGGCGGCGACCTTGGCCTCTGCCTCCGTCGGGTAGACCCGCTTCAGCGTGACGTTCGGCTTGCCGTCGCTGGTGGTGCCGGCCTCTGCCTCTTTCGTCTCGCCGGCGGCCAGGTCGCGGAACTGCGCCGTCGCACCGGTGGCCGATGCCTCCCGGTCCTTGACCGTGTAGGCGTGCGAGACCTTGGAGGTCCGGACGATCTTCGCGCCTGGCAGCTTCTGACCCGATGCATTGGTGCCGGCGCCGGCGGGCACGAAGACCAGGCGGCCATCCTTGACCGTGCAGATCGCATCCAGGGTCAGGCCCAGGCGGGTGACGAAATGCATGTCGCTCTCCCGCGTCTGATCGATGTGCGGGATCTTCACGCCGGCGAGCTGCTGGTCGCAGGCAAGCTTCAGGTCGTGGCGGCCGGCGATGGATTGCAGGATTTCGCCCACGGTCTTTTCGTGGTAGCTCGCATCCCGTGCCTCCGTCAGTTTCGACGTCATGGCGGCACCGCGACCCTTCACGCGGATCTTGTCGGGGGGACCGGAATGGTCCACCTCGTCCACCGTGTAGCTGCCCTTCTCGATCAGGGCCTGACCCAGCCAGCCCAGGGCAGGGCGCAGGACAACCCCGCGCTTGGGCAGCGCGATCCGGCCGCTGGGATCGCTGACCACCAGCTCCATTTCATCCGCGATCACGCCTTCCTTATCGGTGATGCGGATCTCGATCAGCTGGCCACGGATGGCATCGGTCACGTCCTTGTCGTCGGACAGCACGCGGTAGGCGGGGATCATTGGCTATCCTTCAGGTCGCCCAGGGCCGCCGGGTCATCGTCCCAATAGCGCGCCAGGCGCAGGGTGAATTCGACCCTGCGGGCCATGCCGTTATCCAGCAGGTGGGAGCCTTTTTCGGCTACGCTCTCGATGTACCAGCGCCCCTGCTCGGCCCCGTTGCCATCGACCAGTATCCAGGCCTTGCCCGTCGCCGCCATCTTGCGCAGCGTTTCCAGGTGTTGCACCCCGCCCGTGATCTCCGGCGCCAGCACACCGTCGATCGACAGGCTGTCTTCACCGGGGCCAAGCCATTGGGCGGCCAGCGACCCGCCGGCGCGCTCCTGGGTCTGCCAGCGCTGCTCGGTGAAGCGGTCATAGGTGGAGAAGGGTGCGGTCTTGCGTTCGAAGACGAACAGCCCGAGGGTCATCAGTCCCGACATCAGCTGATCCTGTCATACTGTTGCGATCTGGCATCCGATGCCGCCCGCCGGTCCCGCTCATCCAGCTGGCGGGCCACCTCGCGGGCGATCTCCTGGGCACTCATGCCCGGGGCCGCCTCGATGTTGATCTGGTAGGTCGGGCTGCTGGTGACCGTGACAGGCCCGACCGGCGCCGGTCGGGCAGCCGCCGCCGCCGGCACCTGCACGATGCGGGGCATCGGCAGCGGCGCCTGGTCGTTGGCGACTACCTGCGGCAGGTTGTTGTTGACCGGTCCTGCCGCCGGCACCGGCTGGACCGGCGGCATCACACGCTGCGCGGTCGTCACCGGAGCCAGCGCCGGCGAGGACGTGGGTATCTGCCGCAGCGGTGCCGGTACCAGGGGAGCCGGCGCCGGCGGCATGACGCGCTGCGCCGTGGCCACGGGTGCCAGTGCCGGCGCTGGAGCAGGCAAGGGGCGCACGATCGCCGGTACCGTGGCCGGTCTCTGCGGCATGACGCGCTGCGCCGTGGCCACCGGTGCCGCCACAGGAGATGGCGCGGAGGGCTGGTCATTGCCACCGGTCAGCCCGGACAAGAGCGCCTTGGCACCGTTGATGACGCCGGCGATCTTGTCGTAGGCCGCATTGAATTTGCCGATGATCCCGGACCAGAGCTGGTCGAAGAACTCCGCCACCGGTGACCAGACCGCGCGGAAGGTCTCCATCGGTGACCAGGCTGCGGCGGCCTTGAACATCCGGGACAGCAGCCCGATCCCCTCGATCAGCAGGCGCAGGGGCATGGTGACGACGGTCAATGCACCGGCCAGTACGCGGCCGACCGTGGCGCCGGCCGACGCGACGCCGCCCAGCTGCTCCTCCGTCATCTGCACCTGGTCCGTGATCCCGCCGAACAGGTCGCCCAGCATGCCGACCAGACCGGAGAAGACATCACCGATCATCTTGCCGATCGGCGCCAGCGGTTCCAGCGCTGCCATCAATGGCGCCAGGCCTTCCCGCATCCCGTCCCAGACCCCGCCGAAGAATGCCTTCAGCGGCTGCCAGTACCGATAGACCAGTAAGCCGGCCGCCGCGATGCCGGCGACGATCCAGGTGATCGGGTTGGTCAGCAGCGCTGCGCCCAGGACCTTGACCGCTGTCGTGACCAAGCTCATTCCGCTGGCCATCGCCGTCGCGGCTCCACCGCCCAGGGCACGCCAACCAGCCGCCGTCCAAAGCGATGCTTGGCCGCTGGCTACAGTCGCGGCTGTGTTGGCATTGGTTGCGGCGGTGGCGCGGGCGGCCGCCGCCGCCTGCTCGATAGCCGCCCAGCCCTTAGCCTTCGTGGCACCGGCGTTGAGCTGGGCTGCCGCCGTGTTGGCGTTCGTCGCTACGGTATTCAGGACCGTTTGGGTGCGGGCACTGATGATGCGGGCGGCGACGGTCTCATAGGCCAGCTTCAGGGTGAGCCACCCGCCGGCTGCATATGTCGCGGCCAGGCCGGCGGCCAGGGTCACCACCTTCAGCACGATCAACCCGGCGACCGCGCCGACGATCCCCGTGGTGAGCATCGGGAATCGCTCGGCGAATGCGGCGGCCATGTCCGCGACAAAGCCCAGCCCGCTGGCGACCAGGTTCAGCGGCGGCAGCAGGATCGTGCCGAGCGAGATCCCGAGGCGCTGCACGCGGTTGACCAGCAGGGTCAGATTGTTGGCGGTGGTCGCCGACCGCTCCTGGTACTCCCGCTCCATGCTGCCGGCGTATTCGGTCTCCTTCGAGACCATGCCGAGCGCCTTCTTCAGGATGTCCATATTGCCGACGAGCTTCGCCATGTCGTCGGAAAACTCGGACCCGAACATGGCCGTCAGGGTGGCCATCGGGTCCTCGGCTTTTTGCACGGTCGTCAAGAACTGCATCAACGCCGCCTGGGCATCGATCTTGATCGCGTCGCGCATGCCGGTGGCTGAAATACCGATCCCCGCCAATGCCTCCTGGAACTCTTTGCTTTGCTGCGGCGCGGTCTGGAGCCGCCCAAGCATGGCGTTGATCGCTGTGCCTGCCACCTCTGGGGGGGTCTTCAGAGCCAGGAGGGTGGCGCCGAATGCACCAATCGCTTGGCCTGAAAGGCCGAACATTTTTGCTTGGCCAGCGACGCGATTGGTGATGTTGAGCAGGTCGGCCGCCCGCGCATCCATGTTGTTGGACAGATGATTGTACGCGTCGCCCAGCAGGACGACCTGGTCCTGATTCAGCTTCAGCTGGCTGCGCAGGCCGGTCATGGCCGACCCTGCCTCGGCGCCGCTGAGGTCGAAGGCGACACCCATCTTCGCCGCGTCGGTCGCGAACCGGGTCAGCTCCGACTTTGCAATGCCCGCCTGTCCTGCGGCGGCGACAATCTGACCAATGCCCTCGGCGGCCATCGGGATCCGCGTCGACATCAACAGGATGTCGCGCGACATCTCCTTGAAGGCGGCCGGCGTGTCGAAGTTGACGACCTTCTTGACGTCGGCCATCACTGATTCAAACTTCACCGCCGCAATCACCGGCGCCGCCAGGCTGGCCGCGAGACCGGCGGTCTCCAGGACCTGCCCCTTCAGCTCCTCGCGCTGCGCCTGGTTGTCGTTGATCGCCTTCCGCGTGATGGCCACGCGCTTCAGGGCAGCCGCCTGCTGCTCGGCGGCCGCCGTGACCTGGGCGATCTCCTGCTTCAGCCGCCGCTGCTCTGCCGCCCAGGCGCGGCTGTCCACGCCGGCGCCGGCGAGCTGCCGGCGCAGCTGCTGCAACTCCTGCTGCGATCGCTGCTGTGCCTGGTCCAGGGCCGAGGCCTGGCTCTTTGCAGCCGCGAACTCTTTGCGCAGCTTGGCCGTCGAGGCACCCGACGCCTCCATGGCCTTGCCCAGATCCGCGGTCCTTTTCCGCGCGGCATCGAGGGCAGCAGAGGCCGCGGTCTTTTCACTGGCCAGCTTCTGCGCAGCAGCGCTCGCTTCTGCCAGCTTTTCCTTCATCTTGGCAGTCGGTGCGCTGGACGCGGCCACCTTGGCACTGAGATCCTGCACGCGCTTCTGTGCCCGCTCAAGCGCACGGGACGCAGCCGCCTCTGCCGATTGCAGCTTGGCCGTCTCTTCCCGGGCTGCTCCGAAGTCTGACTTCAGTTTTGCGGCAGGGCCACTGGTCTTGGCCAGCTGCTGACCCAGGGCCTGAGCTTTGGCGCGGGCGGCATTGAGGGCCACCGCCTGGCGGGCGGCCTCTGTCTTCACATCCCGAAATTTGGTCAGGCCACGGGAGCTGGCCTCCAGCGCCTTCAGCCGCTCGGATGCATTCCCGAGCGGCTGTCGCAATCCGGCCGACGCCTCGCGCATGCGCTTCAGGGGAGCGGTGGCACGGTCCACCGCGTCCATGATGATGCGTAGCTTGAGGTCCGTCATGTCACCCTTGGGCGGCCTTCGCCGCTTCTGCCTGCGCCTCCTGGATCTCCACCGCCAGACGGAAGGCCTCGCAGTAGCGCTCCAGGGTCAGGGCGTCGAAAACGTCCGGTGGAAAGGAGCCGGGAAACACGGTCATCAGCAGTGCCCATGCCCGGCTCGCATCCGCCGGCAGGTCGGTCAGTCCCCGAAAAAACCCGTCACCACCCGACCGATACGCAGGACGTCCGCCGGATCCAGCAGGCGCAAGGTGCCCGGCTTGAGGGCATGGCCGACGGAGCAGCGCTCGGCAATGGTGATGATCACGCCGACCTCCATGTCGTTCAGTCCGCCCAGACCGATGCCCCGCAGCTGGCCGGCATCCGGCGGCATCAGGTGCAGCTCCTCCAGCTGCTCGCCCTCGCCCAGGGGGATGGGCGACAGCAGCGGGACGCGGCCATCCTTGTGGTCGGCTTCTTCCTCGCCCTCAAGGCCGGACACGATCGTACAGCAGGCTTCGACCAGCTTCGGGATATCGGGCGCCTTCACCGCCCGCAGCTGCTGGACGGTGATGGGACGCGTCGAGGCCTTGGCCACGATCTGCAACGCAGTGTCGATATCGGCCTCAGCCACGCTGCTGATCTTGATGCTGGCCAGCGCCCCTGCCAGCGGGCGCTTCAGGGTGATACGGTCCAGCGTCCCGGTGCCGTAGGGGATCGGATGCTTCAGGACGATGTCGGCAGGGATCGGCAGCTTGGCCGCCTGGGGGATCTGTTCAGTCATGTCAGCCTGCTGATCAGGGAGATGGGGGAGATGGGGGAGATGGTTCAGCGCTTGCCGATGGCCGCACGGACCTGTGCCAGTCGGTCAACGCCGTTGACGATGAGGACGTTGGAGAGCACGTCGATCTCAAGCAGGTTCTGGCCGTCGGAGCTGTAGCGGTAATAGGTGAGGTGCATCTCGACCTTGTTCTCGGTCAGCTGATGGCGTTTCGCGGTGCCGTGGTCGATCTTGCCGAGGCGCCCGCGCACCTCGATCTCGACCGCTTCCACGCCGTCGCTGCCGCTGTCGGCCATATAGGCGCCCATGAAACGGAAGCTGACGCCATCAGCGCGGGGATCGCCATACGACTTCAGTACTTCCTTGTCGTTTTCACCGATCGTGAACTCGATCTTCAACGCCGCCTGGCCAAGGTCGAGCTGGACAGGGCCTGCCTGTCCGCCGGCGATGTACTCTTCGAGCTTGCGTTCGAGGACAGGCAGGGTGATTTCGGTGACCCGCCCAGTCAGCGGCACGCCGTTGATGACACCGTCAAAATCGTAAAGATTGTGCGGGAGCATGGGATGCCTCTTTTTTCAGTGCCGGTATGGGCAGGGGTTACGCGTTCACCAGGGCGACGAAGTCGCCCAGGTAGTCATCGGTGACCTTCTGCTGCAGCGTCAGGTCTTCCAGCGGGGGCACCGGCGTATAGTCGTAGCCGGTGACCAGCTTGCCTGCGCCGATTGCAACTGCCGGGTTCTGGGCGGGATCAAGCCAGGCATCGCCACCCAGCAGGTAGCCGTCGCGGACCAGCTCTTTGATCTTGGCCCGTTGAGTGCCGACAATGTCGCGGGCAAGCGTCGGATGCATCGGCTTGTCGATGGCCCAGAGCATCCCGTCCGCCATCGTGTCCGCCAGGACCTGGGCCGTCCGCGTAAAGCTCTCGAAGGCAAAGCGGGGGTCGTCGGAGCAGGTGCGGGATCCCCAGAAGCGGAAGCCGGACTTGGTTTTGATCAGGGTCGTGATCCCGGCGGCATTCAAGTATCCCGCGTCCGTCGCCGGCGACTGGAGATCCCAGAAGACATCCTTGTTGATGCCGGAGACGCCGTTGACATCCACGTTCGAGATCGTCTTGTGCCAGCCAATCTCGGCATCGATGCGCGCACGAAGCCCGATGGCGCGGGCCGTCGCCCAGCTGGTGCCCTTTGCCGCCGTCACGGGATCGAAGCTGATGAAATCCGGCCAGATCAGCGTCATCTCACGCGCACCGAACTGTGCGCGGTAGGCAACTGCCTGCTCCTTCGTTTCGCAGCCGTGACAACTGGCGTAGACGTAGCCTCGCAACTGCTGGGCGATGGTAACCAGCTCGGCCGTCACGTCCTCATTGTCCAGGCCCGGCACAGCCAGGATGCGCGGGGTAACGCCCAGAACCGCCGGCGCAGCCGTCAGGGCCTGGAGCCCCTTCTTCATGCCATCGGCCCCGACCCCGCCGATCACATTCGCGGTGGTCGCCGCCGCATCGGCACCAGGTGCGACCCGGACCACGACACAGATCGCATTGCCATGGTCCGCGATCGCCTTCAGGACATGGGGCAGGGTGCCTTGCGTGCCCGCCTTGCTGATGGCCCCACTGATGTCAGTCACCAGGGCCGGACGGTCGAGGGGAAACGCGGTGGCATCGGCCATGGGGCCGGTCGCCACAAAACCGATAATTGCGGTGGCGATGGTACGCAGGGGGCGCAGGGCGGACGCGACCTCAACGACACGGACGCCGTGGTGATAGGGACTGGACATGGTTGCTCCTGTTCGAAGCCGGCTGGGGGCACGCTGGTCAGGCGGGCCAGCCGGTGTTGATGTTGCTGTCAAAGGCTTGCAGGGCGGTCTGCCAGTCGCTGGCGGCGATGATCAGGCCGCCGATAGCGGCCTCCCTGGCGAACGCCGTCTGGACGTGGGCGCCACACGTCATGGCGACGTGGGTCAGCGCGGCGAGATCGAGGTCTGCCCAGCCATCCATGGTCTTCCAGGTCACCTGGTAGGACCCGGCACCGTGCGCCGCCTCCATCATCTGTCCCATGATGAGGGCGGCCGTCAGCTTGGACTGACTGGCCTGGTCTGTGTGATAGCGGTGGGTGCCGATCAGCGCCCCCTTGGATTCTTCGCGCCAGCGCCGGTCGGCCAGGGCAGCCAGCAGCTGGTTGCGCATCACTGCCGCTGACGGCGGCGAGATGCCGTCGCTGGTCAGGACGTACTGGTAGGTCACCCACTGACGCAGATGCGGCGGGACGGGAACCCACTGCAATTCGGTCGCATGGAGACCGGTAGGATCGTCCCGAACCAACTCGACAACGCGGCCGTTTTCTAAGCGTGCCCACATGGTCATCACTCTCCTTTAGATCCCTGGTCCCCATTGCATGACCACAGCGCCCAGGGCGCCGGGCGATACCCGGTTGTCGACAAAGCGCGGTTGCGGCCCGCCACCGCCGCCATAGTTCTGGCCGCCGGTCGCATCCTGGTTCGGCCAGACGCCGCCATCGCCGCCCGCGCCCCCGCCTGGGCCTGCACCCTGCCCGCCTTTCCGGCCAACGGTGGTGTAGCCTTGGTCCGGGGGCAGAAGCCCGACGCCACCGTCGCCGCTGCCGCCCTTCAGGTTGATGTCGCCGCCGAACCCCATCCCGCCATCGCCGCCAGCGCCTTGCCATGGCTCCCCGGCTTCGGGGGCGCCGGTATAGCCACCCAGGCTTT